TTTGCTGTGTTAATAGCAGAAGGGCTTGGTGTGCGGGAAACAACTTGCTTTCTTTGTGCAGCCTTTGTCTTTGCTTTTGCACCAGCTACTGCGCCACGAATGCTAGAAATCTCAGACTTCTTAGTTTTGCGTGTTGGCATTGCATTTGCTGGGTTAAAAGGCGAATCCTTTTTCCAAGGTGTTCCAGCAGGAACGTTCCAGTTGCCCTTGTATCCAACGGGTACTGGTGCATATGCTGGTGAAGGATACTTGCGAGCCTTTGACTTTTTCTTTGGCTTTGGTTCTTCTGGTACTGGCGGTGTTGGTTGCTTTGCCATTTTTACTCCTTAAATAGTTGAAGAATTAAGAACTAGGGGGACTTTCGTCCCCCCAATCCAAGCGGTTAACTTAGGCGGTCTTTGCCGTAAGCTTACCTTGCTTCTTGCGGTTAGAGCAAACAAGGTTACCGTAGCACATGATGAGCGCGAAACGTGCGTCCTGATTTTCAGGGCGAACGAAATCGGTCTGTGCGAACCACTTGTCAGAGTGGCCAACAAGCTTGAGGTACTTCGAGTTAACAAAGTACATTGTACCTGCAGGAGCGTGCACATCGTACATGATGGGTGCGCCCTTGAACAGCAAGTTCTGGAAACCAGCTTCTGCTGTCTTGGTGTCTGTGTAGCGAAGCTGTGGTTGCAACAGCGACTCGTACTTTTCAAACAATGTTTGTGTGGTAAGGATAAGGTCTGGGTGGTCATTACCAACCGAAACCGAGTTGTATGCGGTTGCCATCTGCAAGAGGGTCAACGCACCAGCGGTGTTCTCTTCGTATGAACGCCAGAACTCGTTGCCAACAGCTGACGAGTCGATTCCACCAAGGGTGTTACCTGACTCAATGATGTTGCCAAGGCCGTTCCAGTTCTTACCGGAGTTGCCTGTACCGTCAGCAAAGAACATCTGGTTGAAACCTTCACGCATTGACTCTTCAGCCTGCATAATCTTGGCTTCGAGCAAGTCAATGATTGCGTGCTCTCCGTTGTTCTTGGCTTCTTCGATACCGCTGATAGCGATTGAAGCACCGTATTGCTTCCAATCGTATTCAGCAGCTGAGATGCCTTCTTGTGGTGTAAGGCTCAGGGTTTCGTATCCTGAGTATGACTTTACAGTGTCGTTCTGACCGTAAATCAACTGCTCAACAATCTTGGTACCGCCAGATTCGGTGCGAATGCGACCCTTCTCTGACAACCAGTATGTGAGTGGACGTGCGGTAAACACGTTGTCGGTCAACTTGTCACGGTAGTTAGCAAGTGTGGTTGACAACAGTGCATCAAAATTAGCGTTTCCAGCCATTTGAGTTTCCTCCTAATGTAGTTATGAAATGCCCAACTGCGATTTAGCTGCAGTAAAAGCATCTCTTAGTGAAGTGATAGGTGCTGAATCCGGAGAGGAACCCTGAGCTGACGAACCGCCAGCAACAATCCCACTAGACCGCTTAGCCTGAACAATCTTCTGCTCCTGCTGTGTCTTGCGAGCTTGCAGCTCACGCTGTGCCTGCTCTCTGCTATAAAGTCTGTCAAAAGCCATTTGCTTGTACACCGCCTCTAAGTTAGTAGTGCCCTGTGCTAAGGCTACTGATACAACTTCATTAGCATCGAAGTCATCTCCGTATTTTTGCTGAAGACCGCCAATAGTACGTTCCAACTCGTTCATTGCCTGCTGCTCTTCGAAAGAAGCTAGACGACGTTCTAGTTGCTTGTACTGCTTTTCCATTGGGTCTGCCCAGATGTCGTCTTCTTCAAAGACGTCTTGCTGGTCTAGGCCGTAATGGTTTTTAAGAAGTTCAATTGTTGCCATTGGGTCATTGTCCAACGCTTGTTGGATTGCCTGTGCGAACTGAACGTTCTTGCGCTCTTCTGCTAGTTGCTGCGTCTTGCGAGTATAATCTGCTTGACGCTGATATCCTGAAACAGCTTCTTTGAGTGGAACCTCAAGTTCTTCACCATCAAGTTGCACCTTAACATATTTGTCGGCATAACTATCGATGTCGATATACTCGGGGGTATACTCTTCAAAAGTAGTTTCTTCTCCACCTTCAACTTGTCCATCAAACTCAATGGGGTCTACGGCTTCAGATTCAAAATTTTCAATTTCCATTGTTCTCCAGAGTCCAAAAAGGTTGCTCTAAATAGTAGGGGTATTTCGTTACATTGTATTTGGTAAACCACCAGTTTGATTCTCAATCATGGCAAGAACCTGTGGTGGAATATTGCTTGGCAGTGGCATTCCACCAGTTGGTGGCATACCCTGCATCATCTCCTCGGGATTAACGCCCTGAGGAAGACCTCCCATTGGCGGCGCTTCACCTTGCGGTGGTGCGCCCTCCATTCCCGGCTGTGCCTGTTGCGGTTGAGCCAAGAACGCTTCTGGAGTTTTGACGCCAAAGCCGAACTGGAGTACGTGGCGAGCAAGAGCTGCCATGTCCACAACGCCTGCGCCAACAAACGGGGCCATAGCATCAACCATTTGTAGCGCCATTTGGCGACGGAAACTTTCGTTAACCGGCTGGGTAGAACCTGCTTCAACTTCAAAATCAAACTCTCCCATAATGTAGTCACGGTCAAAGTTGACCCAAATAGGCATTGCCATAGAACCAACAACGCGTGCAACATGCTCACCAGTCATGAACTGCTGAGCAAGCCCAACAAGACGCTTAGCTGCGCTGGCAATTGCTCGCTCAACTTCGGCTAACTTGTCCGATGTGCGTGCGTTCATGGCGTCCTGCATCATTGCAGCTTCAGTGGCGGTGCGGTTAATTTCTGATGCTCCACCACGCATAAACTCTGCAACACCTGAAACACGGTCCATGTCTTGCATGATTTGGTTTGTAATGTTGTACATGTCTGGTGGGTTAACAACAGCAGGCATTGCCTGAACAACAGCACCAAGAGGTTCATCACTAATGACAGGAACCATTACGTTATCTTCATCAGACTCAAGTGCGTCACGACCGGGACCATCAAATGCTGTTTCTTTATATAGCCACTTACGTGAGAAACGCTTACGATGGTTCATCATCTGTGTACGAGTTGCGTTCAACTCGTACTGGAGAGGTTCAATAGCTTCCAGTTCACCCATCGGGTAGAAATGCTCTGGAACATCATAGTTACGCATCATCACAAATGGATGACCAAACGCGTATGGCATTGGTGCTGGATTCACAAGGAATCCGTCACAGCCGTTAGCGAATACAGACATGGTACCACGCTTGATGTCGTAGAATTCCCATACATCTACGTATGCATCTTTTTCGTCTTTTGACTGACGTGGACGTTCGTTATCTCCGGCCCACTTGTTGTATTGTGTGGCGGCTGCGTCCATTCGTGCAGAACGGTTGTAGCGTTGGTCAGAGCGAACATCAACCAGTGGACGACGAATACGTTGTGCAATCCACTTGGCATCATCTAGGCTGGTAGCATCTGGGTCTACAAAAACGTCAAATGGAGAAACACGCTCAACAAAAGGACGGTCTTCAAGAACAACAATTTCTGTTTCCATCGGAGTATCTTCTGCTACCGCGTCAAGGTCGGTCTCACCGGTATCTTGCATTTCCTGCTCTTCACCCATTGGTGTTTCAGAATGTGCAGGCTCCATTGGCTTCTTGCGTTCTTCTTCAACAAACTTATAGCCAACCTTAAGCCAGCCGTGACCAATAATCAAATAGTCATCGACGGCTCGACGAAGATGCTTCTGGCAGTCATAATGACGCCACCAGTAGTTGATGATTGCTTCAGTGATGATGGCTTTATCGCCATCTTCTGACTTGCGTGCACCAACAGTAATCTTCGGATGGTTAACGGCAACACTAGGAGCAATAACGTTAATTGTTGAAAAGGCCGCATTAATAAGCATGCGGTCTTCTGGGGACTCATCCTTGAAATGCTTACCACGATATAGGTCAATCATACGACGCCAAAGCTTGTCGTACTTCTCTTCTTTACGCCATTTCTGTGAGGAGTCAATCTTGTGGCGGTAGTTTGCCAGCGTACTCCGATGTGTAGGGCGGGCCATTATGCTTCCTTCTTGGCGTATGCCAAACGCATAGCAGATTCAAGAACCAACTGAATTGCCGCTACCTGTTCGCCACTAAGGTCAAGGCCAAAGGCCGTAACCAAAACAACTAGAGCACGAATAAGTGCCCGTACGTTACCATGTGTAAACTTGCTCATGCTATGTCCTTTGCTTTATGTGGGGTAGGGTCTGCGATATGTGCGTCTAGCTTGTCGTCCATGTTGTCAATTTTGATAACTAAATGTTCCAACAAACCTCTGGATTCTGCGTGCTGGCTAGTATTTTCTTTGCGTAGTTTCTGCAAAATTACAACCACTGGTCCGGTAATGATGGCGACAGCGATTGGTACTACCCATTCCATGACGTATTACACCCAACGACTAGACGCTGGTTCAATTGTTCGACCGGCAGCAGCAGCGTCTGCTACGGTCTTGCGTTGACGCTCACCAATTGTTGGTCCGCTAAAGTTTTCTTTGCCGTGTGTAAAACCAATATCGATAGTTTTGATGTGGCATTTAAAGCAAATAGAGCCGCGTGGGGGTAAAATATCCCCAACCCAGCGTGATTCACATCGTTCACAAACAAAAACAGTCATAACCTATGCAAAAATCGTTACTTACGGGTGTTGTATGACCCAATAACGAACCTTTCCTTACGTTCGGGTTCAATTTGATTAGCAAACCATTCAAAAGAGTACTTAGGTGCCTGAAGGTCTGGCATGTATTCAGGAAGCCATACGTGTTTTAACATTTGATTAGAAATAGCTAGAGCCATAACAAGGTCGTCATGGGGTGAACCATGCATCTTCCCATTCTCATCACGAACAAATGTTCGCAATTCGGCAAGGGTGTGTTCATCGAATACAACCAAGTCTCCATCACGCAACGCTTTGCCTAACTCGTCAATAGCTAATGGCTTGGATACGGCAGTTGTACGCCAGCCAAGAATCTCCGTGGCCTGTGGCGAACGTTGTGCAAGTCTGCGCTGTCTGTATATGTTTCTGTATCCCATGCGTTGCAACGCCTTAAGCGTTGTCAGACCGTGGTTGTTGTTTTCTACACCAATCAAGCAGTGGTTATACCAGTCTCCTAAGTCAAACAAAACATCAGAACCAAATAGGTCGGGGTCAACGTGACCCCTCCATCGTGCAACCACCTCTAGAGTTTCGGCATTAATAACCTGAGCTACGCTGTAGTCTCCATGCTGAAGACCTTCAGCGACGTCCGCCCCAATACAGTATACCTGCCCGGGTTCAGGTTCAGCCCATACCGTTAATGGTCCACCATCGGCTTTAAAGTACGGTCCGTTGTCGTACAACAACGTACCTTTGATTCCCTCTACAGGAACAATAGCTCTGATAATATCAATATCGAACACAGGACGTCCAGAACGTACAAAAGCTTCATCTGGGTCGGATGGGTATTCTTGAGCTAGCTGCCAATCAGGAAGCTGCGCCTTTTTAACCGCATACCAGTCCTCGTCACGGTCACCAGCAGACCACGGGAAGAAAATACCC